AGATACCCAGGCATGGCATTACCTAACGGAAGAATAAAACCACTTGACGTGTGTTGGGGTTCTGATAGAACTTATGGTACTAACAAAGAAAGGATATGCTAATGAGTTATGAAGTATGGTTTGGCAAGGATGGTAAGTGGTTTGGATATCACTCATTCAAGCACCGCATGGATGCTGTACGCTACGAGCTACGGTATCTTAAAATGTTTCCTAAGTTAACTGTTGAGATAAGGAGGAGAGAACATGCGAGTTAGTCCTGATGGATGGCGCTACAAAGTCACACCCATAGACAGGGTGATCAATGACTGCAAGCGCAGAGCAGACGATGCTTGGTGGGATGGCAACGATGATGAAGCTAGACTACACGAGCAAGAACAGAAACTATATGAGAAAGACAAAGAGGAGGGTGTACTATGGGTTCCGAACTTTTAGCAGCAGGTGTACCGTTACTGATAACAGTGGTGTACTTCATAGGTTTTATTTACCTATGGTTTATACATGCCAGTAAATGATGACGATGCCACCCAAGATAAGAACACGCCTTTCGATGATGTCTCACACTGGGCAGGTAAGTTATCTGGTAAGAATACTGATAGCTCTAAGCGTGTTGACAAACGTAGTACTTGGAGGAAGGTTAAATCAAACTTTCTCAGCAAGGAACTGGGAGTGGAAACGAAACGGAAAGACTAATCTCGTGCGACTATTGGACGCATTGCTTGGCGATGGTCATTGTAGTAGAGCATGGGCTTATTGGAAGGTAAGGAGGAAATGGTAATATGAATATCCCCAAGCAGTCAGCCACACTGACACAAATAGTAGACTTTTACTTGCACTCTGATGTGTATCGTAGACTTTCGTCCTCCTCCCAAAAGGACTACGAAGCACACTTGCAAGCTGCTATATTGACAGAGGTAGAAGGCAGGACTCTTGGGGGTTACCGCTGTAAGAACTTGAAAGTTCGACACATCACACAAGCATATGAGCAATGGCTAAACGTTGGTGTTCGCACCGCCAACTACAGACGCAGTGTCCTTTCTGCTGCGTGGAAACATGCCATGCGACATGATGTTATGATTCACAATCCAATCTCTTTGGTGCAGACCGTCACTGAAAAACCAAGGAGAGTACATTGGAGTCGTGAACAGGTGTCAATCTTTCTTGACACTGCTTACAGCGACTTTCGTTGGCGTAGCATTGGACTGATTGTGCATATGGCATACGACTGGGGTCAACGTGTAGGAGATATTCGGCTTCTTACATGGGATAGTTTAGACTTAAACCATTGTCGTATTGATATGACTCAGAGCAAGCGTAATGCAGAGGTTCACCTCCCTATCTCTCAGGGCTTGTGTTCAATGCTGCGTCAGCAGAAGGAGGAGTTTGGATTTCAAGAGTACGTAGCACCAAGAGTTAAGCCAAGAGCAGGGGCATATACACCTTATGATAAAGAAGAAGTATCCTTATATATCAACAAGATACTGGACGAAGCTAATCTACCTAAAGAACTTACAGCTATGGATTTACGTAGGACAGCGGTCACAGAAATGATGGAGGGTGGTGTTGACTTAGCAGGTATCATGCAAGTTACAGGCCACCAGAATGCAGCATCAGTCAAGCCATACATGGTCAACACATTCAGTGGTGCAAGCAAGGCACTAGCAGCGAGAGGAGACAAAGATGGTATACGTGAGGAAGACTGACATAAGAGAGTTTATCAATAGCCTTGACCTCAAGGACGGTGATCGTCACAGATGTGATTGCCCTGCGCCTGACTGTCGAGGTAAGAATACATTTACTGTTGCCAATATATTTGGTGAGCTAAAGTATAACTGTTTCAAGTTAGGATGTAGAGTCGGTGGCATATATGATACTGGCATGACAGCAGCAGAGATATTCCTACGCATGAATGAGCAACAGTTTCAACGTGCGTATACAAACATAAAGAAAGCGAAGGAGAGTATGGAGATACCTGAATACGTGGTGACACCCAAGGCATCACACACCAAGTACCAACGCTATGTAAGGCGATGGGGCATAGCAATAGGCGACACCATGTATGATGTGAAGGATGAACGTGTTGTCTTTCCTATCAAACACGATGGTAGAATAGTTGATGCTGTAGGCAGGGCAGTGGGTAAGAAGCAGCACCCCAAGTGGTATCGCTACACAGGCGAGGCTGACTACTACACTATAGGTATTGGTAAGACTCTGGTGATAGTAGAGGATGTCGTGTCTGCTGTTGTAGCAGCCCAAGAGTTGCCATACATTACAGCTATGGCTATCCTGGGTACGAGCATGAACCCTAAACACTTTGAGAAGATAGGGGAGTACGACAAGGTGATCATAGCCCTTGACCCTGATGCTATCGGCAAGACAGTAGAGTATCGCAGGGAGATAGAGTTGTGGACAGGACGCAAGACAACAGCGATGAACCTGATTGATGACTTAAAGTATCGTGAGTACGAAGACATGGAGAAACTAAAGGAGTTAGTAAATGAGATTAGCAGTAGTGATTGACGTGGATGGTGACATCATGTATGTACCAGAGGGTGCAGTGTTTGAAAACTATCCCAAGCCTAAGTTGTTTTACAACCTGAAGGATGCAGAGGAAGAACGTTGCAAATGGAATACTGGTGTGATAGTAGACTATGACAACAACAATAGGACTGTGCCTATGGTCAGATCATTCGATGATGAGGAACGAAGAAGAGCAGAGGAAAGAGCGAGGATAAATAAAGATGATGGAACTAGCACTGGTCAAGACTCTACTCAGTAGAGATTTCTATGATGACCACAAGGGTGTGCGTTGCCCTGAGCGTATCTTCAGTAAGGATGTACGTAAGATAAAACAAGCATTGGATACAGCTATGGAAACCTATGATGGTGACCTGTCTGTGTCTGACTTACAGGCTGTGTTCAACCGTATGAATGCAAGCATGACCACCGCTACACGTAACGCTTATGAAGATTTGTTTAAGCGTATCGAGATAGCTGAACCTATCAAGGATGAGATAGCAGAGGACACACTGTCTCAACTTTTCCAACAGCATGTCGGTGATCTTGTAGCTAACCTGGGCTTCGACTTTGTTAACGGTGCAGAGAATAGTCTTGAACCATTACGTAAACTATTAGAGGAATACAAAGATGACTTTACTCCAAATCTTCGTGTCGAGTGGGATGATCACAGTCTTGATACTATCCTTGATGCAACGGCACTTGAATCGAAATGGAAATTTAACATATCCAGTCTGGCTCGTAGGGTGGAGGGTATCAGTGGCGGTCATCTTGTTCTGGTTGGCGCTCGTCCTAATACTGGAAAGACTAGCTTCCATGCTTCTATCGTAGCAGCAGAGAATGGCTTTGCACATCAAGGTGCTAAGTGTATTGTACTGTGTAACGAAGAAGCATACACACGTGTAGCTGCTAGATACATTAGTGCTTCATCCAACATGACCATGACTGAGGTACGCACCAACAAAGCTCTAGCATCTAAGCGTTACCATCCTGTGTCTGAGAACATACAGTTCAAGGATAGCACAGGCAAGGGCATGGACTGGGTAGAGTCAGTCGTAAAGTATGAGCGCCCCGATGTAGTTGTACTAGATATGGGCGATAAGTTTGCCGACATCAGATCAGAACGATCAGACATAACTCTAAAGGCAGCAGCTATCCATGCTCGTAACATAGCCAAGCAGTATGACTGTGCTGTGGTATGGATGTCTCAGCTATCAGCAGAGGCAGAGGGCAGGGCTGACCTGAACCAAGCCATGATGGAAGGCAGCAAGACAGGCAAGGCAGCAGAGGCTGACCTGATGGTGCTGATTGGTAAGACACCACAAGTGGAGGGAGAAGAGGAAGACCCCATAAGATACTTGAATATTGCAAAGAACAAACTCAATGGCTATCAAGGTAAGATTACTTGTGTGCTTGACGGTTCAAGATCTGTGTACTCAGCATGAGGTTGGTGTTAGACGTAGAGAATACAGTCACGCATCGTGATGGCAAGGTACATCTTGACCCCTTCGAGCCTGAGAATTATTTGGTA